TGCGCGGATCCCATCGATGTTTAACGCCTTGGAATCAGGTTCCCGGCGATTCTGGTAAATCATCGCCGTTGGCGAAAATTTGTTACCTTGTTGATACGCAAGTGAATGCATTGCTTTCCCTTTCGTGGTTAGGGCCGCCTTTAAGCGGCTGTGTTATTCGCCCCAAGCAGCTGGGCGAGATCTGGACGGATATCTGCTGGTTTGAGCTTGCCGTTAGTTGCATTGACAATCTTCATTACGTAGCGGGCATCGATGCCGCCACCGTGCAACCAGCGCCATACCGTCGGCTGCGCCACACCGCAAAGGTCGGCTAATTTCTTCTGGCTACCAGCGATATCAATGGCGCGCTGGATGGTTTTGTTCGTCATATTTCCAATTCCTATGAGTATTGGTGTGAATTGATAATAGCAATGCGTATTGATTTAGGCAATAGCTAAACGTGTTTTGACCATCAATACGCAAGCGTATAAATTTAAACTCATGAAAAAAGAAACTCTTGCAGAACGCCTGAATCAGGCGATGGAACTATCAGGCATGTCTCAGGGCGCCCTGGCTAAGGCGTCTGGCGTTGCTCAGCCCACCATCTGGCGGCTGACCAGTGGCAATGCCCGCGGCTCAACTAAAATCGTTGAGATTGCCAACGCGCTTGGCGTTCGCTCTGAGTGGCTTTCAACCGGAGTTGGCCCGATGCGTGACGATGGTCAAATGCCCGCAATTTCTCAGCCAAAAACCGAGCCGGGACCTACTGACACTTTCCGCATTGTAGCGCTAGACTTTTACGTAAGCGCTGGGCCAGGAGCCATCAACAGCGAGTTTGTAGAGGTGCTACGATCCGTGGAATATTCAGTCGAAGATGCCCGCCGGATGTTCAACGGCAGGAAGGCGGAGCAGATCAGAATCATCAATGTTCGCGGTGACAGCATGTCCGGGACCATCGAGCCAGGCGACTTACTATTCGTCGACATCAGCGTCCAGCACTTTGATGGCGATGGGATTTACGCCTTCATCTACGACGACACCTCGCACGTTAAACGCCTCCAAAAGATGAAAGATAAGCTTCTGGTCATTTCAGATAACCAGACTTACCGTCCATGGGATCCGATTGAAAAAGAAGAAATGAACAGGATACTGGTGTTCGGTAAAGTGATTGGCAGCATGCCTCAAACATACAGAAAACACGGTTAAAATTTTTGCCTAACGGCTTTTCACAGCAAGGATTATCATGAAAAAGTTGGTTATTGCAGCGACAGCAGCTGCGCTTCTCTCTGGGTGCATGTCCATTCCTAAACCAGTAAACCTCCCGCAGTTCCCACAGGCCGAGTATGACAAGTTGAAGCTTGATGGTTCAGAGAAACTGACTGGTCAGGCATTCCTCAAGACAATGGGCGGAGACGTAAAAGTAGCGGCCGGCAGCCAGGTGATCCTGATGCCAAAAACCTCTTATACCGATTTCCAGTTCACCACCTGCATGGGGCTGACCCGCTGCGACAAAGAAGATATGCGCGCTGCGAAGTATGAGAAAGTCACCATTGCTGATGCCCAGGGTAAGTTTGAGTTCGATAACATTGCCCCTGGCGAATATTACGTTCAAACCACCGTTACCTGGATGCGTCCATCCACTTACGGGTTGGTGACTGAAGGCGGCGCGCTGATGTCCCCTGCGTCAGTAAAAGCAGGACAGAACAATACAGTTATGGTTACCCGCTAAATTTCTCAGTTCAGAAGAACCCAGCCTTATCGCTGGGTTTTTTATTGCCTGCAGCTAGCCCTCCCATCACAGCAATCCCCATCCCACTTAAAACACGATCCGAATCTCATTCACTCGAAAAAATATCAAAATAAATTCCTTTAGCTATCAACGCATTAATAGCAATTGCTATTATTTAATATCAATACGCATTGCTATAAACAATACTCATCGCTATTATCAACTCATCGAAACGAAACATCGACAGCTGAGCGAAGTTAGCCAGCGGCGGACAGCAAGTCGCCTGCTTTTTAACAAATAAGACTGAGTGACAGGCAAGCCGTAGCGCTCCTGGCAAAAAGAAATGGCACCCGATGGGATCGAGGTAAACACTGAGTCCGTATGCGTACGGTAGGTGTAGAGGACCACGCTGCGATGAGCTGATAAGTCACTCAATTTGAAACGCCCCGATGATGGGGCGCTGATTCAACTTAGAGGAGTGATTCCAATGAAACACTAAAGCGGACAGACCGCTCTTCCAAGCCGCAGTAATGATGCGGCCCCGAGTCTCCATGAGAGAGCCAGACGCAGGTCCGAACTGCGACATACCGCTGGTCAGGGTTAATCGAGGAAAAGGGTATGCCGGTAAAGCAGAGCGAAAGCCAGGCGCGCACCGGTTATGAGCGGCGATGAGCGACAGGTACTCAAGGGCATGAGCGCGGCCACTGCGAGAGTGTGGCGAAGTGCTTTGGGCTGGCAGACGGTTATCAGCTAGTTGGTGAGGTAATGGCTCACCAAGGCGACGACGACCTTCCCCGCTTCATTGTGAGGAGCCAGCACCAAAGCATTTCTCCCGCATCAGCGGGTAACGACAGAGGGTAAGAGGATGGGCATGCTCAGACTTTCTCCTGAAGAAGCGGTTAAACAAATGACTGCGTCGGGATTGATGGATGAATTGGATGCATTGATCGACAAATACAAAATCGACAAGGCGGCGCGCAGGTTATCGGGTGACAGAACGTGGCTCGTCGCTTCCGAAAGCATTTACGGGGAATTTTGCGGAGACACGTTAACACATGCCGTTCATATCTTCGTTTTGAGTTATGAGGCAAACAAAAATTCATTGTTCGTCTGAAGCCGCTTAACCAGCGGCTTTTTTCATACCTCAGTCGCTTCACCGAGGCGGCTTAGTTATGACAACCGGCGGCCATCCACCGCCCATTGAAACACAGAAAAATGCGTTGAAGTCTTGTATTAACCGTTCCGTTCGCCGCGATAAGGCCAAGAGGATTTATGAGCAACAAAACAGGCGGTCCAGCTTTTCCACAATCAGGCGTATGTACTCCTGAAATTAACTCATGGGATAGCGAGGATTTTGGTGGTCGTGGAATAAGCATGCGTGACTATTTCGCGGCTAAGGCTATGCAGTCGATTTTGTTAGCGCCAAAGCCTGAGAGCCCACTGGAGCGCATGGATATTTATTTTCAATCAGTAGCTGAAATCTCTTACGAGATGGCGGACGCAATGCTCCGCGCCCGGGAGGCATCATGACAGTCACCCACAACGGCAAGCAGTACACCGCCAAAAAGCTCAACGATAACGAGTGGCAGTTGACATCGGTGTCGGCACCGCGGGAAAAACTGGTGCTGAACCGCTGGCACATGAAGCTGGCTGGACTCCTGGAACAGGTTGAGGTGAAGGTATGATGCACCACTACGGCACCACCCCGCTCATTCGTCAGTGCGTCACGCCCGGCATGATGGCAATGCATGAAGGCCGCACCTATCGCGTCTCAGCGGTCATTCAGGAGCGTAAATGGGTGTATCTGCACACCGATGCAGAAATTATCCGCCTCAGTGACTGCGTGATTGATGTCCTTCTCGACGGTCACGGCAACCCAATCGTTCATTAAGGAGAAGAGCACATGGAGCTCGTCCAGTTCATCAAGCGAGTCAGAGATTATTATGATGACTGCAATCTCGGTTTTCCTGAAATCATCGAAATGAAGAGTGAGTCAGGATTCGAAAAGCAAGAGGACACGATCCACGGGATGCCATATGTGCTAATTGAACAGCACACCTCTTACCCATGTGAAGACAGCTATTACGGCTACCTGATATTCCCGCTCAAGAAGCGTAAATACATTCGAATTTCTTTCGACATGTAAAACCACCCCATTCAACCGATCAGCCTGGCTTCTGCGGGCGGGATCTGCACATCCAAATTTCAGGAGAAACCATGAGCGAAGTAACGGATTTAGTCGTCATTGAGAAACAGAACGCAATGGCGGTATTCACCACCAAAGAGCAGCTCGACCCGATTATTGAGGCGATCGAGAAAGAAGCTCGCAGCCTGGTACCGGATGTGTCGACCCGTAAAGGCCGCGACGCTATCGCATCCATGGCGCATAAGGTTGCCCGTTCCAAAACCTACATCGACAACGCCGGCAAGGATCTGGTTGCTGAGCTTAAAACCCTGCCGAAGCAGATAGACGAAAG